CTGCATCCAAAACCATCCAAATGGCAATGAGGCGACTGCCAAAATTCTCCATGTTCCGGACATATTATACACACTTTTTCATGAACACCTTTATACTCAACTTTTGAATAATCGTATTTATTATTATGTATTTTATTTGCCTTTTCAATAAAATATCCTCTAGTCATATATCGCCCGCTGCATTTTGGGCAACATTGCCCCTCCAAATGACTATGAGGCGTTTGCCAAAATTCTCCATGCTCCGGGCATATTATGCATATTTTTGTTTCATAGCCAACATATTCAACTTTTGAATAGTCATATTTCCACCCATGAATCTCTCTTGCCCTACGTATAAATTCTTCCTTTGTCATCCGCCTATTTTCGCCCCTTAACTTATTGGCACATTTGGGACAATTTGAACCTCTTAAATGATTTTTAGGAATTTGCCAAAATTCTCCATGTTTAGGACAAATAATACAAACCTTAGTTGCCTTGTTCTTGTACTCAACTTTAGAATAATCATATTTGTCTCCGTGAATATTTTTTGCTTCTTTTATAAAATCCATATATTATTCCCTTTTACTCGGATTACGTATCCTATTTTAATATATAGGAAATAAATGAAAAAAGCAAGGAATTAACCTTGCTTTCTTTTTATTCTACAGAAATATCTTCATCTTCTTCAACGAAATTAAGTGCATTTGCATCTGCTTTAATGTCTTACCATTATTTTCTGCAATTTCGTTAAGTTTCTTAAGAATATCACTCACATGATTCTTTCTGAAATCATCTTGCTCTTCTTTACTTGCTCCAATGATTCCCACATCCGTACAAATTAACTCGCCTTCATATGTAACATTAAATGGTGCAGGTAATTGATTTTTAAGCACTTTTATCTTTGTTAAAATACCATAATTATAAGTCAAACCTTTTGAAACCGCCGACAATCTTTTGATTGAAGCCTTTAATTGACCCCCAAGCAAAAAAATCACCCTCGACCGATATGTTATAGATTTTCCGCCTTTCATCTCAATGCTTGGCGGAGCCATAGGGTTTGTTGTTCCATCAAGCCATACTTTATTCACCAAAACCATACTGTTCGTATATGGCGATGATATTTTTCTTGACGAAGGAATGGCATTATCCATAATATCTTGAAAAGCCGCAGATATTGTTCCTGCATCAAACATATTGTTTCCTACTTTACTGTTGTAAGACTTCAATCCACCAATGCTACCAACAGAATCCCAAATAAACAAAATCCCCTGCTCCAAATCGCCATTAGATTGGTATTCTAAAAATTCATTCATTGAATAAACCATATCTTCAATAACAGCCTTTGTCCTTTTCTTTCCGCCTCTCTTCCCCGTAGAATAATCTATATCCCCATAATGGTCAACAAGGATTGAATTATTGAAATAAAAGAATTGCCCAGTATATTCTATAATTTTTCTTTCTGTTACAATTGAAACTTCTCCATTTTCGGGATTTACAACTTCTGTATCAACGTCACCATAAACTGGTGTTGCCTCCATACCCATATCAATTGCATATTGAAAATCAAAATTATTCTCCGTATCATAAATCACCGGAATAAGTCCTTGACGTTGTGCTGCCACAATGGCATGATTAACCAATGTACTTTTTCCTGTATTTGAAAAACCGCAAATAGTTGATACATAACCTTGTGGAAATCCAGGTATCTTTACCGCATCTTGAAAAGCCTTAGGCATTACTATCCAATCCATTGGCTTATCTGCGTTGCTTGCTCCTTGCACTTTTCCTTTTTCTACTGAAACCCCAAATCCCATTTTTTCTTTAAGGGCATCAATTGTTGCTTTCTTTTTTATTGGTGTTTTTTTAAGTGGCTGTGCCATAAAAACTAAAATTTTATCAAATTATTTTTCAATATCATTCTTTTTATAAAGCGGATGATTTATCTTCTCAAAATAGCATTTTCTGCAAAAGGAAGTATATTTATCATCCCCTCCTATCTCTACTTGCTCACCATCGGTGACAATCTCCTTGTTTTGATTTATCCTTGCGTTGAATATGGTCTTGTTCCCGCAATAGCAACTTGACTTAACCTCTTCCACACTGTCCGCTATCTCAAACAATCTTTTTGAACCCGGAAACAAATGTGTTTTAAAATCAGTCCTCAATCCATAGCAAATAGCATTTAATCCAAAATTATCAGCAACCGCCGCAAGTTCATCAACTTGTTCAGTCGTAAGGAATTGCGCTTCATCAACAAGAATCCATTTCAATCTATTCCCATTGATATTATAAATGCTATCCAAATAATCAAGAATCAAATTATAAATATTGTCAGTAGGAAGTATGCTGACGCATTCTCTATCTCCTATAGCCCTTGAGTGAATAACTCCTATTCCATCTCTTGTGTCTATCTCACTTTTTAATATGACAAATGGAATCCCGTGTTCTTGGAAATTATGTGCTGTGGCCAAAAGATGAAGACTTTTTCCGCTGGCCATTGTTCCATAACGAAATATAACTTTATGCATCAATCAAAAAAATATAATATTGCGCCCGTGTTTTGGGCGGGCGCATTATTTTTAGAATGGCAAATCATCTCCGTCATTTAATGTCATAGCCCCAATAAAATTCGTATCTATCGGCTTCGGCTCAACATTTTCAACAATATTAGTCATATTAGATATCGCTGCTTGGGCATTTGCTATATCATCATTTGCTTTGGCTATGTTTTCCTGATATGTTTCACTACGGGTGTCCTCAACCCATAATTGTTTCTCGTTATCAAAGAACGGAACTTTCATTTCTCCAATAAGTTCAAGATATTCAAATGGTTTGCAAGTAAATACATCCTGCCATTTCTTTGAATCATAAATCCATGCCTTCAACTGTTCCATATCATTGGTAATAGGACTTCTGTCACTATCATCAACAATCGTTGGCGGAGCAGGAACCCCATCTGTCTTTCTTATTGTAAGATTAAGGTCTCTTCCCTCATAAAGGTCAAGAATATTATCAATCTTTCCCTTACGTTCAGCGGCCTCCTTACGGAGATTCATTAACTTGATAATTTGATTATATGGGTCA